CAGGGCGATAATGGATATATCAGAGGTAAAGAAGAACTTAAACAAAGTTGTTATCTATCAACCTACTAAAGAAAGCGAGCAAAAAGACTATTATTTGACTGGCTGCACATTGCGTAAGGACACGGAAACGAAAAAGTGTTTTTATCAGGCAGAAATAAAAGATATGGCAGCAAACAGCATTATGATAGTCGGCTTATCGCAAGTAATAGCAAAGGATATGTAAAAATATGTTGATTTGCAAGAAAAAGCGGTGCATTTGGCGGGTGTATTGCGGCGAGGGTAAATATTATTGCCACAAAGCGGGAAATTGTCCTAATGTAATGACCGCAAAGGAAAAATTGCCAAAGGTCAAGTGGAGCGGCATTATCAAACGCAAAAAGACGCTTAGTTATCAAAAGTATGCGTCAAAACGAAACAAAAATAGGGGTGATGTGTCATAAACGGATTTATTATCAACGCAAAGTTGCCGTCCCTGAATGAGTACATAAGCAAATGCAGGGGCAACAAGTATGCAGGCGCTAAATTCAAGTCTGACATTGACGAACTAATAGGCTGGGCGATTATCGAAGCAAAGGCAAAAGGAACGGTAAAGCCCACTTGCAAGCCGTGTACGGTTGAATTTGTATGGCATGAACGGACTGCAAAGCGTGACTGCGATAACATAGCGAGTGCCAAAAAGTACATTTTGGACGCTATGCAGAAACAGGGAATTATCATTAACGACAATCAGAAATACATAAAGGGATTTACTGACAAATTCATAAAAGACACAAGAGATTTTGTGGTTGTCAGACTAACGGAGGTGCAAGAATGATAGGCTACACAATTTTCTTTTTGAGCCTTGTACTTATTTGTTGTTGGCTGTTTTACAGACTTGGTTATCAAAACGGCAAGGACGACGGATTGAAAACATTTGAGCGGGACTGGAAAAATCTTATTGATTTAGCAGACAAACAAAATGACGACTGGAAAGAAGCCTACAACGAACTGAACGACGACTGGAAAGCAAAGTACAACACGGCAGCGGAGAACTACGAGCGGCAAATAGAAACGCTGACTAAGAAACTGAATGAAAGGGGGAAAGAGTAATGTATATCAATCCTTTTGTGGCAGGCATTGCCGTTACGCTTTTTGTTGAAGCGGTTATCTTTTTGGTTTATTGCATTTATGTATCATATCAAAACAACAGATAATCAAGGGGTGCTGCATTGTGAAACAACTAAAAGAATGCTTGGAACTACGCTGTAGAATTCGTGAAGTTGACGAAAGCATGGAAGAAATAAAGGCAATGCTATACACGCCGAAGTGTCAAGACTTATCAGGTATGCCGAGAGGTGGCGGAGGTAACGGCGAAAGCATTATTGACAAACTCATAACTAAAAAGGGCAAGTTAGAACAAAAACGAAAAAACTTAGTCAACGAACTGTGCGAAAAGTGGAACGAAGTTGAAAGTGCTTGCGACAATGCACATATAAGCAAGGTGCAGCGTCAGTTATTGAGTTACCGCTACTTTCACGGTCTTTCGTGGAAAGTCGTAACAAAGAAAATGCACGATTACACAGGACAGAAGTGGAATGAAAACAAAACATACCGCATTCACCGTACTGTTTTGTGCAAATTAAACAAACGGAACGAGAAAACGGCGTAAAATATTGTAAGAAATGTCGATTGAAAAAAAGTCACCATTTATATAAAATAATATTGTGAAATACTTTTATGGTGTTATGGTTTCCGTGACCTTATTAAATGTATTTTACGCTGATTTTTACCTTTCTTTAACGCAGAAGCCGTCCATTAGGGCGGTTTTTGTGTTTTTATGCAACATTAGGAGTAATTATTATGTATCGTTCACCATTTACAGAAAAGGCAAGAAAAACTACACCCTTTAAGAAAAAAGGCAGTTGGGCGGCAGGCTACCACACAGGCGAGGACTGGGTGTGCGACAAATCGGCTGCCCTTGTATCACCCGTTAGCGGTACTGTTCTGCGCAATGAATACGACAAGAGTTACGGAAACTTTGTTGTTATCAGGACGAGCGACAGAAAGTATGTTGTGCTTATGGCTCACATGAAGTCAAGAAGCCCGCTAAAGGTTGGCGCAAAAGTAACCGCAGGGGATAAGGTTGGCACTATGGGCAACACGGGCAATAGTTACGGAGCGCATTTGCATATTGAAGTTGAAAAAGCGGATATTTGGCATTACAACACCAAACTGCTTAGACCGTCTTTATATATCAACTTCAACAACTATAAAAGTAAACAAAAGAAAAAGACCGTTGAACTAATCAAATACAAAGTTGCAACGAAAAACGGGCTGAAATGCCGCAGAACGCCAGCGATTAAGCCAAACAACACCGTAGGCGTGCTTGTAAATGGAATGATTGTAAATGTTGTCAAAGGATATAGCAAGACGGCAGACGGCTACAAATGGGCAAAAATCAAAGTCGGCAGCGAGTATTTTTATGTTGCGTCAAAATACCTAAAAAAAGTGTAAAAAAAGGAGGGCTGCAATTTGGCAAAGAAAAAAGGAAATATTGACAATTTGAAGCCCTTCAAAACCGTGGAGCAAGCGAGAGAAGCGGGACGAAAAGGCGGTAAGAAGTCACAGGAAGTACAAAGGAAGCGAAAGAAAGCAAAAGAATGCCTAAATATGATACTTTCACTTGATGTTACAGGCGAAAATAACAAGAAATTTTTATCAAATCTCGGCATTGAGGACGAAGAACAACAAAACATTATGCTTTTAATGGCTCGTATGTATATGAAAGCAGCAGCAACAGGCGACGCAAGCGCAATAGCGAAGATACTCGAAATAGTTGGCGACACGGAAGCAAAAACCGCCGAAAGTGCAGCACCCACAATCAATATCAGCGTTCAGCCTGCAACTGACAAAGATGTTGAGGATATGGAATAACAATAAAGGGAGGTGAGAGCATGGCACAGAATAAATACGGCAGCAGACAGACCCCTATGCAGTCCCGAATTGCAAAGGCTACAGGTCAGTCAAGAGGTATGGCTGGTGTGTTCGGTCGTACCCGACGGGACGCATACAACGGCTTCCGAAGAAAGTCTAACGGCGGAATG